GCCTTGTAAAAATACTTGCTGATATTCAGGTTCATGATCATTACTCCTTTAGATCTTTTCGTAAAGTTTGTGTTCCTTGACAATCTTATAGACGGTTTCGTCGTCTAGATCGTCCCAACCATCGGAGTTTATCTCAGTTCCAAACCACTTTTTCGTATCGGGATCGTAATATATCGTAGTTTCGTGCGTGAAGTGCAGAGCGCCTACGCTATGACTACGATCTATGTCGAATGACATTACGCTCACGACGTCTTCCCCTCCTCGACATGCTTAATGAGATGATCGAGATACCAGCGAGCCTTCATGAGGTCTTGCAAGCCGTTCTTGCGCTTCCATCGGCAAATATACTTTATGATGTTCCCAGTGTCCGTAGCCTCGATTCCAACGAGATCGGAGGTAAAGGCCTCGATAACATCGATCGTCTCGAGGCCGTTCTCAGAAATATAATGCCCGGGATGATTGACCATGTCACTCATAAGATATCTCCTTAATCGATTGGAAGAGCTCGAGGCATACGAATCATATATCCGTCACGAGTACGGACGATCTTAGCGCTCCGAATATCTTTCCATCCATACTTGTTGTTCATATAATTCTCGTTGGTAATATCAGCGAGCTCGTAGAAGTCGGCAACACTTACGACATCATACGTAGAAATAAGCTCGTCCATCCTATCGAGAACGCTCTCGGCCTCTCCTCGACTATCGAACAGAATATCGTCGTAATCGAAGCTGGAACTCCTATGACGCTCTCGATCGTTTGGCCTATCGTAATAACTGCGATAAGAAACCTTAGAAGACGTGGAACTGCTCTTCTTGCTTCCGGATTCTCCGTAGAGAATCATGTCGATGCCGTTTGTTACGACGTCCGAAATAGCTTTCTTTACCGCCGGAACGAGAACGTCCATCAGAATATAATCCTTAACGCTTTGGATGTCCTCAGAAATAAAAGTATTCGCAAACTTAGAAAACTCGCTTTTCTTCTTGGTCCTGGCAGTTCCTGATATGACCTTCTCAACCTTCTTTTCAGGAACGTCGGCCTTATTCTCTTCCTTCGACTTGTGCGAGTTAGACTTGTAATCGACCATTATAGACTCCCCTTTTAATTTTCTACGCGATGCAGATTGCCTTCGAGGTGAATTTTAGCGCTTCTCGAATATCCGTTTTCTTTCTTAAAACGATATTTAAGATTGGATAAAGCTTTCTTTACAGACGGCGCATATGTGACAGCGGTCCAATGTTGGCAAACGCACGTATCGAAACGGTAAACGGATCCTTCGAACTCGTACTCGTACATATCCTTCTCCGCAAGAACAAAAGGGAAAGCCCTTGTTACAGGACTTTCCCCTTGGACGAACTATGTAGTTTTAGTTCTTGTTGATCTTACTTCTTACGATAGAATCCGTTCTACTCCTCCTCTTCTTCGACACCCTCGCTTTTGGAATCCGCTTTAGCTGCGAACTTGTTCCTGATCTTGTCGATGCCATGCTTCTTACCATACTTGTAAGCCTTGTAAGCGGCAAAGCCTACAGCTGCGATACCAGCAATCGCGCCAGCGATCAACAGATAACCGTTCTCAGTGTTCTCTGCGGTCTCCTCAACGGCGGTCTCTTCCAGAATATCCTCGTTTTCCAGAATCTCTTCGTTCTCCATTATAATCTCCTTTCGAACTTAGAACCCCGATGGTTCCTCCATTAAATACCTTGTAAATTTCGCGAAACTACAGCCAACGATCGTACTCGTACTGAGGCATAGACGAATAATCGACAACCAGGCATGGTGTGCCGTCGGTTGCGAGATGCGCGTCGAAATTGAGTTCGATAGCGCCGGTATCAAGTCGCCAACCGAGCTCATAGCCAAGCTTTGTGGGCTCGAGTCCGATCTCCTCGTAGAAGTCATTAAGCGAAACATAACCGTCGTTGATTATCAGACGATTAATCTCGTTGACAGAGCGATTAAGCTTGTCCATGTCGGAACGAAAATAGCGTCCGGATAGAACGTCGTAGCAAAGTGTGTCGCCCTTATTGGTTAGGATGACCTCGCGATTCTCAACAGGATTCTTTTCGAGCTGATCCTTAGTGATGGCTTCTCGAATATTCTTTTCCTTCTTCTCCCCGATCATTTCGACAACCTTGTCTCGGTACTCCTTGAGAGCGGACTCCGATATGGTGTATGCTGCCGCGAGAGCTGCGTTTCGACGAGCGCTTACAGAGCTTGCTCCAACGATGCAGAATATGGACATGGCGCCCGTTGCGGCTGCTGGAATATAGCATTTCCACGAAGCCTTTATAGTGTCTATCGCAGAAAGCCGATCGATCTGCTTCACTTCTTCTACGCCGTTCTCCTCTGCCTCTTTGAGAAGCTCCTTGTTCTGACGGTACCGCTCTTCTTCGATAAGTTGTGCTGCCCTTGGCGTGGCTTTTACCGCAAGCGCAACAGTCGACATCATGCCGACAACACCAATGCCCGTTAGAATCTCCGGACTATGCTTCTTAAGTGCCATTCCTGCATTCTTCGTAATCTTGGAAATATTCATGCCAGACATCGAATTCCCCTTTCAAATATGTTTACTCTGTAGGATAAGCAAACCTACAACCTATTTCACAGGCGGTGTTTCTTGCCGTCAAGAAAATAAAAGTCGAACCGAAATTAGTCGTGGTGTCCAAATAATTGTCGAGCTCATCGATAAATGACTGAATTACGTCTTGAATAGACGCCTCTTCTTGTCCCGAAATATGCTCGGGAAGTCGGTCGGCTTCCTTCAAATATCTAGACAAGATTTCGTTCGCGGCCCATCGAGAATATGAGTTTATGCTAAATCTTGTGCACGTTCCGCTCCCTTCAGCAAGTTGATCGATACTCGGCTCTGGTATGCATTCCTCGATGTAATCCTTTATAATGCGAACTACGCGGTCAGCTTCCATATCAACTCTCCTTTTGGAAAGAAAAGAGCCCTTGAAATAAGGGCTCTTATCTTTTGTTTACTTGAAATCGCGGTACTTCTCAAAAACGTTAACAACTTCCTTCTTAATCATAGCCTCCATTTGTTTATCGCTAATGACGCCGCCAACGACCGAAATAGCCGCTGAAGCGACAGTGACGATAATTCCTAAGGTCCTGAGTGTTTTGATGTCCATTGTAATCTCCTTTCGAATTACCTACCATTCCATAACATAATTTGCAAATTTCGCGACTAGTGGTGCCCATCAACTACAAGCTTCTCAAAAAGCAAAAGGCTATGAACTTTCCATAGCCCCTTGCTCGGTGGTATACCTACTTCCTAGGGAGCAGCTTGTTGACAAACCCCTTTCCCATAATCGTAGTAACGGTACCAGTCTCTTCGAACTTGAAAGACTTCAGCGTTCCCCAAATCGTAACTGCTACAGGCACTACGATACCAGCAACGCTAATGGCGTTCTTTGTGACTCGATCCTTTCGATCATCCTCCAGTTCCTCGACTTTCTTGTCGTTGTCGTTTCGGATTTTCTCAATCTCGATTGCGCGATCCATAAGCTGCGTAATACCGCGTACTGTCTTCTCGTACTCTTCGCTTCCTTCCTCCATGCTTCTCAAATATTCGAACTCTTCTTTGATTTCGTCCTTGAGTATGGTCTCGATGTCTACCATTTCGTTCCTCCTTTGAACGCTGGTTAATACCTCCATAACAGAAGTTGCTATTTACGCGAAATATAGCTTTCCGTGCTAACGTCGAGCGTGACATGCTGCTTCTTAGATACGGCTATAAGATCTTCCGAAAGTTCAAGAAACATGTACGGACCGTCGTACGGATCCGATGAATCAATTCTGAGAGTTCCCGAAATCGATTGATTATTTGAGCGCTTCCCAACGATGACTCCGGCGATGAACCCAATAATTCCGATAGCGATAGTGATAGCAAGTTCCATCTCTCCTCCTTTTTATATTGTTTTGACGAAAATTCCAACCGGGGAAATTTTACGATACAAAAATAGTATCTTTTTTCGGTAACCTGCGTGCTGGTTTTGATCAAATATAGGTATAAATACTCGAATGCATAATTCTAAGCCCTTAAAACGCCTTACAATAAGCCGTTTACCTGCGGTTTTATAAATGTAAAATAGTACGTTTTTAAAGCTAGATTAGTCATCTTACTTGCTCAGCCCCTCAATATAACGGCCACTAGAGCAACGGCGGTTAATAACGTTGCGATGTCCTCGTCTGAAATATGCTTCACACAAGCCTCTCCTCTCGAATCGAAAAATAAAAGAGGAGGATATAGGCCAAGCGTAAACCTATGTTTAAGGTAGCCTCGACTATCCTAATCGGCTACTCTCCTCCATAAAAGGAATTGTAATTTTCGCGAAGGACAAAAAAA